GTAGGTGATTAAATGCCTGAGCTAATTAATAAAGATGCTCTCATAGTTATCTTTAAACCGATTATCAAAGCTTTATTTGATAAGGAAAAGGAAGAAGCAGAGGGCGCAACAATCAATATTGATGAGTTCCGAAAAAAGTACTGCGGAGGTAAAGGCAGGGAATGGGTCAGAGTTTTCATCTTTGACGAGTTCCCAGAAGTTGATTTTGAAAATGATGGTTTTGTAGTTAACCCAAGAGGGGGTAAGAAAACAATTATTTTTAGAAAGGACGCTAAAAAGTGGATTGAGGCTAATTACCACCGCATTGATTGGAACGCAAGTATTAAGGAATTGGAGAGATAGAAAATGATGAAAGTTACAACTGCTGAAATAATTAGGCAATTGGTATCAAGAGGTGTGTTTACTGAAAAGAAAGATGCTGAATATCAAGTTGGTATCAAAAATGAACAAATTGTTGTTAACAAAAATGGATCGGCTGAAATTGCTTATCTAGGTAACACCTTAGAAAGTGTCATTCAATTAGCAGACATGTTTAAGAAGGTAGGCACTAAGGAACAACAGAAGCAAATTAACGCAGCACTTGCAGATTTAGTAACGATTGGAGATTACTGAAATGAAGCATAAGACAGATTGGCTAGTTGCAATTGTTTGCTCAGAAGTAATTGCAGCTGGGATTATATGTATCACTATGTTGGGCTATTACTTCTGGAGGTTATTCCTTTAAAGGAGGTGGAACAAATGACATTAGAAGCAAGATTAATCAGCAATAGCAACACATTTTTCGCTAGACAAGATAAGTCGCCACTAGCTGTTGATGAGTACGAGAAACAATTTGAAATAGCTTTGATGGCAACAAAAAAGTCGTTACCGACGGCAATCAGTAACGACTAGAAAAAATAGTATATCAAAATTAATTTCTAAAGGAGATTATACCACAATGGTTGAAATTATGACACCAGCACAAGCCGCAGTTTTTAGAGAACAACGACTTAAAGAAGAGCAAAGAAAATATGCAGAACGAGGAATTAGTACTGCATTTGAAGGTTGGAACTTAGTTACTATTGGCGATAGTGACTGTAATTACTATAGCTATAAGCATTTTGTAGTTACTCAAATCTTCGGAATGGGCATTGATAACTATATCAGCAAAACTGGTTGGGACAAAAAAGAATTAATCGAGTTTCTAGCAACCGGTGATGATCCTAATGAAGATCCTTGGAAAGAAGACGTCATAAATTATTTTGACGGTATGGAGGGCAATTACTAATGCAAGAAATTTCAACCAAACTAGATGAAACTAGTCCAGATTATAAAGTTAAATTTACTCCAGCCTCAATTGAGTTTGATGATTATGGAAAGCTTAAAGAAGAGACTGATGAAATCTATAAAAGATACAACGGCTATGTTGTTGTTCCTGAAAATCTAAAAGGGGATAAAGCAATTGCTGCTGATTTAAATAAAAAAGCTAAGGCTCTAAAGGCTGCTAAGAGTGCTGTTAGAAAACAAGCATTAAAACCTTTAGATGAGTTCAATGAGCAAATGGATGCTTTAATTGATGAGATTACAGATGTTTCTGGTCAAATTCATCAAGGATTGAAGGACTATAGAGAGCAAGGCATTAAGTTAAGACACGAAGCTAATATTAAGCACATCGACAAAATGGCTGAAAAGTTTGGTCTTACTCATGAAGATATAGCCTATGACGCTAAATGGAATAACAAGTCTAATAACTGGAAAAAGATTGAAGAAACTATCAATCAACTTTTAGAAAAGGCAGCACAAGAACGTGATTTTAAAAATGAAAAAATCACTTTGATTACAGAAGCTGCTGAAAAAGAGCAAATTTTACCAGATAGTTATATCAATTTGATTGATGATCTAACTATTTCTGAAATACTAACTCGAATTAAGAGTGACGGAAAACGTCAAAGAGAATTAAGTTCAAAAAAAGATGAACCTGTTAAGCAAGCAGTTAAAGGTAATTCAGTAATTGATACGACTACTGGAGAAGTAGTTGGCGAAACAAAAGTTGCTTATCTAAAGATTACTGGATCAGATGAACAAATGAAAAAATTAGTCGAATTTATAAAAGATAACGGCTTAAAAGTAGAACCAATTGAGAGGTAATAAAAATGGAATTTGTTGGAGACGTAAAAGATCGTGCAAGTTGGGCATTACATTTTGCCCAAGTTAAAGCTAATATCAAACAACCGCAAAGAAGTCATAAAGTTCAAGTATCAGGAAAAACTAAGACTGGTAAGCCTTATACATATGAATACAAGTACGCAGACTTAGCAGACGTTGATAAATCAGTTATGGAAGCCACTAAAAAAGTTGTTGATGATAAAGGTAATGTACAGTTCACTTACTTTTTTGATGTTAATAACACTAATGAGGGCGTAGATGTACAAACCATTTTAGTAGATGTATCAGGTTTTTATGCTGTAACGAATAAAGTTTGGTTTAAGAACTTTAATGTCGGAGACGCACAAAAAACTGCTAGTTTAATCAGTTATGCCAAGCGTTATTCCTTAAGTGCAGCTTTTGGAATTGCTAGTGAAGATGACGATGATGCCCAAGACGTCAAAAATATTGAAGAGCCTAAGGTGTTATCTAAACAGGAACTAGATAATTACACAGTTTACTATAACGGGATTAAAGCTAATCTAGCTGAATTATATCAAGAAGCTGTAGATGGAATTGCTGATGCTCAAGATTGGATTAAAGGATCACATACTCCGCAGGACGCCCAAGCCATTTATCAGTTAAATCAAAGTTACAAACGGCGTGAAAAAGATAAGCAAGAGGCTTTAAAGAAAGCCGAAGAGGAAGCTAAAAAAGAAGAAAAATTAAGAGAAGCACAGCGAAGTGAGGAAGAACCAAAACAAGAAGATGTATCCAATTTATTCGGAACATTACCTGCTGACGGAGAATACATCAAATAGGAGGTCAAAATGGGTAGAAGAATGTACAGCGATAAAATTGTTGAAACTGATAAATTCTTAGATATGCCCGTATCTAGTAGAGAACTATATTGGCACTTATGTATGCACGCAGATGATGATGGTTTCTTAGGAAATCCTAAAACTATAACTCGATCAATTGGAGCTCAGCAAGACGATTTAAAAATCCTAATTGAAAAAGGATATGTAATTGTATTTAAAGATGGAGTAATTGCAATAACAGACTGGTTCGTTCACAACTACATTCCTAAAGATAGATATCACGAAACGGTTTATAAAGACGACAAGAAGCAGTTGGAATTGTCAGAAACCAAGCAATACCGCCTTGTTACAAGAAAGCCGATTGTTCAGGATACAGAAAGTAAACAAGTTGTAGACGATGTGGATACATTTTGTATACAAGATGATAACAAAGTGTATACCCAAGATAAGTTAAGTAAAGATAAGTTAAGTAAAGATAATAATATAGATAAATTGTCGAGTTCAGAGAACGTCGACTCCGAACCAAAACAAAAATCTCAAAAAATACCTTACGAAAAAATTATTGACTACCTAAACAGAAAGACTAATTCACATTATCGACCAACTTCTAAAGCTACTAGACGATTAATTAAAGCTAGGTACAACGAGGGATTTACTGATATTGACTTTAAGACAGTTATCGACAAGAAGTGTGCTGAATGGCTACAAGATGGCAATATGGTTCAGTACTTAAGACCAGAAACACTTTTCGGGACTAAGTTTGAAGCATATCTAAATCAACCTGACACAGGACCTATTCCACGAAGGAATTTTGAAAATAAGCCAGTTCGAAGGGCTACAAACTGGGATAAGGTTCAGCAACAACAGTCGCAGACAGTACCGCAAATGACGCAAGAAGAACGTAACGCAATTTTTAGAGAGTACGGGAGGTAACCACCATGCAAAATAGGCTAAAGAAATTGAGATTGGAAAAGAGATTAACTCTTTCCGATGTACAAGCTAAAACCAACATTGACTTTAAAATTTTAGAAAATTTTGAAAAAGGATTGGAAAATGGAATACATAACTCTTTAGCAATTTGGCAAAAGTTAGCTAACTTTTTAGAAGTTCCAGTTGAGTACCTAATGGGCTGGACTAATGACAGAGCAACCATAACTATAAACGATTTAAATCCAGCTGAAGAAGATGCTTACGAGCGTATCACGGACATGTTTAGTCAAGAATACCCACAAACTCGTCCAGAATTTAACTGGTCAAAAATTGGTCAATTGCTAATTAATTCAGACATTACGGAGGAATAAGCAAATATGCTTACTGAAGAGCAGATCAAATATAAAAATCTTGAAAATTTAAAATGCGAGCTGTTTAACGACAATTTTGAGAACTTTAAAAGATATGGCATTCCTAAAGCGCAATTAATCATTGCTGATATTCCTTACAACATCGGCAATAATGCCTATGCTTCTAATCCAATGTGGTATAAGGACGGAGAAATAGTTAATGGCGAAAGCAAGTTAGCAAACAGCAATTTCTTCAACAGGGATGAAGGCTTTAACGTTATTAACTTCATGAAGTTTGCTAGAAAGATGTTAATTAAAGAACCTAAAGAAACTGGTAAAGCGCCAGCAATGATTGTGTTTTGTTCATGGCAACAAATGCCAATGTTAGAAGCGCAAGCCAAGAAAGAAGGTTTTAAGCATTGCTATCCTTTGTTCTTTATTAAGCCGACTAGTTCGCAGGTATTAAAGGCAAATATGCGAATTGTTGGAGCTACAGAGTTTGCAGCAGTCTTTTATCGAGATAAGTTGCCAAAGTTCAATAACGATGGTCAGATGGTACTTGATCATATGAATTGGGAAGTGGATTCTAGCTATCCTAAAATCCACCCAACACAAAAGCCTATTCCAGTTTTAAAGCGTCTAATTAACTTATTTACTGATCCTGGCGATGTAGTAATTGACCCAACAGCAGGAAGTGGCTCGACATTAAGAGCAGCAGCCGAGTTAAAGAGAAACGCATATGGTTTTGAAGTTGAAAGAGAGATGTGCGAAAAAGCACAGAAAAAAATGTTACAGCGTACAGAGTTAAGTTTACTTTAGGAGATAAAAATGAAAAATGTAGTTTACAACGAAGTCGTATATGACAGAAGAATTATGGTCTGTGAGATGAATATGCCTTGGGGCAAGTACTTTACTGGTTATATTCAACTACATCACACCGATCCACGTATTTGGCTAGATCAGGTAAATATGGGTAATGAAGATTATTTCAATCAGCTAGACGAATTTAAAGAATTTATTGGTGGAGTTACCTACGCAGGCAATTTGAACATAGATGGCGAATGGTGGGTTGGTTTTGATACAGCTTCTTTCAGTCGTATGTTTGCCGATATTAATACAGAAGACTGCGTTAAATGTTTAAAACAAACAGCAAAAACTTTGGAACTTAGAACTAAAGCAGTTAGAGATATAAAGTTTGGTTCGTTACTAGAAGCAGTTAATGATTTAGCTAATGCTAGTGCATTTAACAAGTTAGGCAAAAAAGACAAAGTGAACGAAAAACTAGATGAAGCAGGGAAGAATATAGTGATGTTCCTTCAAGAAGAATTAGGGGTTGCTCCAGAAGATATCGGCTTGTTTACTATTTTGAAAACTGTACTAGGCGAAGATGAGGACGATGAAGATGAATAACGAATTAATCAAAGTAACGGTCAAGAATGACCAGCAACTAGTTAGTGCTAGAGATTTATATAAGGGATTAGAAATTAGAACTAGATTTAGTCTTTGGGTTAGTCAAAACTTCAAAGAGTTTGAAAAAGGCTCGGATTTTCAACCTGTAGTTATAACTACACCTAGAGAAAACCGCGGTAGCATTGAACTTCAAGACTATGCGCTCACAATTGATATGGCTAAGCAGCTATGTCTTTTGAGCCGTACTCAAAAAGGCAAAGAATATCGAGAATACTTAATCGAAGTTGAAAAGAAGTGGAATAATCCGGACATGATTATGCAACGCGCCTTAACCATCGCTAACAATCGGGTGAAGTTGCTGGAAACTGAAAAGAGAGAACTAAAAGAAGCAAATGCTAAACAAGCAGCTAAGATTGCTAAAGATGCTGATGATGTAGTTTTTGCTAAGGCTATTAGATATAGCCATCATGCAATCCCTGTTGGCGAATTAGCTGAAATTCTAACTCAAAATGGCTTTGTAATTGGGAGAAATCAGCTATTCCAGTTGCTTAGAGAAGAAAAATATCTTTCAAGTTTTAATCATAGCTGGAATGTACCGATGACACAGATGGTTAAAAGAGGTCTATTTAGAATTACGCATAATTTGACCAAAGACGGCAGAGGATATTCTCAAACGTGGGTAACACCTAAAGGTCAGAAGCACATTATTAACAAAGCGCTAAGAGGAAAATTTGATGATACTTATCAAAAAGTTATGGTATCAACTTTGAACGTTTAGAAAGGACTAACACGATGAACGAAATTGAAAATATTAAAGCTGGTTTAACTTATCTTTTAGATATTAACGATTTGAAGAACAATGTAACGGTAACCGAAGATGGCAAGTCGCATTCTATGAATGTGAAAGATTTGAAAGAAGCAAATTATGATGTTCTTTTACAAATTGCTGAATTATTAGGTATGGATGTTAATAACTAGGAGAACAGAATGCTTGAAGAAAATCACGATTTAGAGAAAATCATCGAAGATGCTAAACAATATCGCTGGTACTCAGTTCCTGATATGTACATGGTTGAAATCTTAGACACGACAAGTCGTTCAGCTGGATTTGTTCAGTCAATCTTCATAGATAAGAAAGAAGCCAGTGAGGTTGCTAAGGTGCTTCATGGCGTGGTTAGAGAAGTAGTTGGAGGTTAAGCAAATGGAAGTTATAGATAAACGTAAAGACGAGAAAGAGGAAAAATGGAAAAAAGGAGATGTGATTTATTTTGAAAGTTACGATCAAAACATTAAAGACTTTGGAATGATCGTACAAGAACCTATTTCAGGTAAATATTCAGTTGTATCGCTAAATGGAGTTCCGGGCTTACTCTCAGGAGATGGATATTTTAGCGATCAAGTAAATATTCAATACAAAGAAATTAACAGAATGATTGCATCATTTAAGGAAACATGGGACTGCGTTGAAAAAGTAAATGCTCATCTAGTTGTGGAGGATTAATTATGGAAATTGTAGATAAGACAAAAGATAAGCAAGAGGAAACTATGAGAGAAATTACTATTGATCAAACTAAAAAGATTATTTATGACTATGTGAGCAAGCTTGCTAAACAGCATAAGTTAGATCCTGAAAAAGATGTTTTCAATGTGGTTTTACCATTAGAAAATAATCAAGCAATTAGTTGCTATATTGGACCAGATGAGGATGGAGAAAGAGCAGTAGACTACACGGTTTATGGTCAAAACTATATTATGCCTAAACTGAAAAATACAGTATTGGATTTGTTTGATGATAAGTAAGATGCCTGATTGGATTTTTGTAGCAGCACTCTTAATCCTATTAGGAATATTAATTATGTATGTGGGGAGTTTATGAGAGTTAACTTTACGATTGAAGGAGCGCCAGTAGGTAAGGCTAGACCGAGAGTTACTAGGACGGTAACTTACACGCCGGCTAAAACAGCACGGTATGAGGATCTAGTCAGGTATACAGCAATCAATAGTTTCAAAGGCATATTTGATAAAGATGAGCCGTTAGACGTTAAGATCATGGCATATTTCGAAGTGCCGAAGAGTTTAAGCAAGAAGCGTAAGGCTTTATGTTTAGCTAACCAAGAACTGCCAACTAAGAAACCAGATGCTGATAACGTGGGTAAAATCATCATGGACGGCATGAACCCAAAAATGAAGCGTGATAAACGACTTCACAAAATGGTTGAAGTTTTGAGAGGCGTTTACCACGATGACAAGCAAGTAACAACCTTGTTAGTCAAGAAGAGGTATGCCGAGCGTGCAAGAGTTGACGTGAGGATTAAGAGAGATATGGGTGATTAAATGAATGATGAGCTTAAATTAGGCGATAAGCTATGCTTTGTTAATTTGATATTTAAGAATGGCTGTACCGATTCCATAGCTGTAAAAGGTACAAAAGAACATATCTGGAATTTATTAAGCAAAGAATTCTATGAGTATGGGCAAGAAATGAAAAATAGAATCTTAATTATTGATGGGATTCATGAACATGTATATCTGGATTTATCTACAGTAGCAACAATGGGTATTTCTGAAAATGATAAAAGTCCATATGATATTTAAATTCGAACTTTCGTGGTGATTATAGTGAATGGAATTGAGACAGTATGAAGCATAGTGCTGAGTTAATTACTATAGCAGGGATGCTAATCTGCTTAGGTGCTGTCGGTTTTGTGGTGTTTTGCCTATGAGTAGCAACTTAAAGTATCAAAAAGGCAAGTGGTATCACGTACAAGAAGACGGTTCACTTAAGCCAGTAGACTATGACAAAGAAGTTAAAGATTATTACAAGAAATGGAGAGATAACTATGGCAATTGAGTTAAAAACTGGAACTAGGGGAACGAGATCTGAATTATTGTATACCTTTACAAAGGATTTTTTAGATGAAAATGGAATTAAGAGTGCTGGTTTAGTTCATATGCGTCCAAAAAATGATATTGGATATAATGCTGTCTGCTATGCGGTTAAAACTAAATATGGATTTATGTGCTCACTAGATAGTCATGACATTCTAACTTACATGGGCGATGGAATTTGGGACTTAAGAATTAAAGAGAAGTCTGACGATGAAAAATCGTTCGAGTAAATGCTAGCGGGGATTGAAAAATAGCTATGAAATTGTATGGATATGAAGTTAATACTTGCAATTACAAATGCTTCAAAACGGAGCAACTTAAAAATTTTAGTTCAATGCTGAAATCAAATATCAAGAATTTTGAGAAAGTAGTAGAGCCAGCAATTGAAGACATGATCGACGAAGATAAGGCTGAGGAGTTGCTACCTTTGATTGAGCATGAAATCAAAGTGAGGTCGAATGATGGACGAAACTAGGAACGATTTAGAAGTAGGCAATGAAACAGCAGTCATGATGTACTTAAATATCTTGAAATATGCTAAGCATCATTGTCCCGAAGATGAAGATCCTTATGAGATCACGGACAGAATATTTACTGATATGTTCGCAGCAAATAAGGCAAGTAACTAAACAACTAGAAGACGAGAGGGAGTGTAAGTGTGTATCAAATTAACTTAGGATTACAGCCGAATTTAAAAGCTACAGCTAAAAGGGTGGATAAGTTCCTGACTATTAATTTTCAGAGCTATCTTAATTTAGCTGGCTTACACCGTAATCAACTTACAAGCCCTCAATTATCATTTGCACCGGGATCAACAAATAAGAATGGTGTTGAGAAGAATTTCATTGACGAAGTGCAAGATGATATTGATATTGCTGATCCTGCGAGAAAGGTCTGTGCAGCAATTTATCGGACGATGGATAATTGCACTGATACAGCCTTAAAACCTTACAGACGTATCTTAATCGGAACATATATTGACCAATTACGTATCGTTGATGTAGCAGCTACAGTTAATTTGTCGACTAGGTCAATTGATACTAAGAAGATTAATGCTCAGTGTGAGTTCGCTGATAGATGGCTTTACTGGAAAAAATACTTTGGTGTTAATGATTTACCCGACTTAAGAGTTTTCAGTCAAAAGGGTCAAAACAGTATGGCCGGATAAAATTAAGATCCGGAAAAATTAGTCGTGCGTAAAGCTTGCGTAAACCTTGCGCGCTGCTTGCGTTCATTTCATGATAAATTGTTATTGTCGAAAGATTAGACGTGGTGGTTACGATCTTTCGACTTCACCTTGATACGTGCGGTACGTTTGAAAGAATATCTCCTTTCGAAATTAATACAAGATCTTAATTTGTTCGGTAAGTAACAGATTAAAAGTAACCGTTCTTGGTAGACGTTAGCAGTCGTTCAATTCGACTGGCGGTTATAGCCTGACTAAACTCAGGCGATAAACATTCCTCTAAATGACTTTTATTTTTAGTTTTTAGCTTACAATTCTTTTATTTTTTACTTTTTCTTATTTATCTGACTCAGGTTCGAATCCTGATTGCTTGATAGCCTAGGCGGTAGTCCATTATTGGCTATTGTATATAATAGTTGCCTAGGTAAATGACGCCTATGCCACGACCCTCAACGGTTTCGAGGCGAGCGTAGGAAGAGCTGGGTAGTTGTTGGCTGGACCGCAGCAGCAACTGCCGTGGGTAGAGTGGCACAATTTGGAATTTAGAAAGAAAAGAGGAATTTTCTTTCACTTTATGTAGCGGGGTTCAATTCCTCGCCTGCCCATTGCCTGTCGGAAAGCAGGCGTAAAAAAACATTGTTCAGATCACGAATATATTTTGTTTGTCTGATTTTAATTTACAGAATTGCATCTGGTTTAGCTCTGTACCTTAACAGAGCACCATGGCAACTTAACTCAGTAGGTAGAGCGTTGGTATGAAGTACCAAGTTAGTGGTGGTTCGATTCCACCAGTTGCCATAAGGACACATAGCGTACGAACAATGTGTGTTCCTAATTTATAGAATTAAATTGATTGGTAGCACTGTAGCTTAGAGGTCAGAGCGGGTCGTGAAAACGGCTGCGGGGTGGTTCGACTCCACACTTTGCTATAACTGGGAGAACCAGTGAAATAGGACATAGACATCACAGTTTAAAAATTGGTAAGAGTTAGTTGCAAAACTAGCTCTTTTTTGATGGAGATATTTATGAAATTTTTAGCAATCGTTTTAACAATTATTTTTGCGGTAGCCAGAATTATGAACCTTATTACATGGTCATGGTGGCTAGTCCTAAGTCCGTTTTTAATTTATTACGGTGGCATACTATTAATTCTTTTAGTTGGTATCATTTGTGGATTGATTTGGAATTTAGTAGATAAGTTTAGGAGTTAAGCATGAAAGTTGAAACAGTTTCAATTGATAAGATTAAGCCCTATGAAAATAACCCTAGAAATAACGATGACGCAGTTGACGCTGTTGCTAATTCTATTAAGGAATTTGGTTGGCAGCAGCCCATTGTTGTCGATAATGGGAGGGTAATCATAGCAGGTCATACACGGTACAAGGCTGCTAAGAAATTGGGCTATAAAGAAGTTCCAATCGTTGTTGCAGACAAGCTAACTGAAGAGCAAGTTAATGCTTATCGTTTGGCTGATAACAAGGTCGGAGAACTTGCAGAGTGGGATGATGCTGAGCTTTCAGAGGAGTTAAATAAGATTTTAGATATCAACATGGCTGATTTTGGGTTTAAGGATGAACCTATTTCTAATGTGCTTGATAAGCAAGAAGATAAATATACACAAAAAACTGATATACCTCAGTGTGAAGTTACCGGAGAAAAGCCTAAAGAAAGCGAACTGGTTGATACTTCGAAACGTGATTATTTAGTTCAAGAAATAAAAAAAGCCAATCTTCCAGAAGATGTTAAGAAATTTTTGATTTTAGGTGCACAAAGACATTTGAAGTTCGATTATCAAGCAATCGCAGAATATTATGCGCATGCAAATAAAGAAATACAACAATTAATGGAAGATAGTGCTTTAGTAATTATTGATTATGATAATGCTATGAAAAATGGATATGCTAAGTTTTTAGATACTGTTGAGGAATTGAAAAATGAGGCTTAGAAAAGATTTTTGTGTCTTTATTCTAAGCTATGGTCGTCCAGATAATATTAAGACCCTAAAAACTTTAAAGAAGGCAAATTATTCTGGAGATTGGTTCGTTATTGATAGTGATGATGATAGTCATTTGAGAGAATATCAAAAAAGATTTGGTTCTAATTTATGTGTGTTTAACAAACACGAGGAAAGTAAATATTTTGATATGATGGATAATCAAAATAAAGATAGTGCATCTATTGTATACGCAAGAAATTATTGCTTTAAGCTCGCAAAGAAATTGGGATATAGATATTTTTTGGAATTTGATGATGATTATGACTCTTTTTCATATCGCTATATAGATGGTGGTACTTTAAAAAATAGGTCTTTAAAAAATGCTGATGCAGCTTTCGAAGCAACTCTTAAATTACTTGATGATACTAATGCTCTAACAATTGCATGGTCTCAAGGAGGAGATCTCATTGGTGGTCTAAATGGAACAAATTACAAAAAGAAACTTTTAAGAAAAGCAATGAACAGCTTTTTTATAGATACCCGTAAGCCTTTCAATTTTGTTGGAAGGATAAATGAAGACGTAAATATGTATGTTGATTTAGGTTCCCGAGGTCAAAAGATATTTCAAGTAACTGATATTATGATTAATCAAGCTACTACGCAATTAAGTGATAATGGCATGACAAGCCTATATTTAGATTATGGTACCTTTTTAAAATCTTTTTATTCAGTGATGATACAACCGAGTTTTGTTCAACTTCAAAAAATGGGTGTAAAAAATTTGCGTATACATCATAGCGTTAATTGGAGATATGCTGTACCTAAAATTTTAAATCCCAAATATAAGAAATAACTGGGAAGGAGCTGTAAAGATTGGCGAAAGCTCTATATAAAGAATGGCTTAAACCGCAAGCTTTACAGCGACTTGAAGGTTGGAAAAGAAACGGTTTAACCGATGAACAAATAGCAAATAACATTGGAATACGCCGCGAAACATTGTGGGACTGGCAAAGAAAATATCCTAACATTGCTAACGCCTTAAAAAGAGGAAAAGAAGACGTTAATTTTGCTGTAGAAAATGCCTTGTTAAGAAAAGCCTTATCAGGTAACACTACAGCGATGATTTTCTTTTTGAAAAATAATTGGCGTGACAAGTACAATGACAGCCAGTTGTCTAAGGAAGAGCGTGAATTGGTTTTAGCTAACATTAGGAAAGCTAATGCTGATGCACGAATTAAGGAAGCTAAGGCAATTGTGGCTGAACGGCTGGGAACAGAAGACAACGAACAACTAGATCAGGTATTGAACAAACTAATTGAGGAGGCAGGCAAGGATGGCACTAATAAATCTATTAACGAAGAAACAGATTGAGGTGTTGCAGTCCTACCTTAACGATGATTGGAAGTACTTAATCTTAAATGGTGCTGTTCGTGCTGGTAAGACAGTGATAGATAACTATCTTTTCTTACTAGAGTTGAAACGAATTAAAAAGCTTGCTGAAATTGAGAAAGAACCACACCCTCAATATATCCTTGCGGGGTATAGTTCCAATTCGATTTATACAAACGTTATCTCATCACTAGAAAATCAATTTGGAATAGTGATGAAGACCGACAGACACGGTCATTATCATCTTTTCGGCATTGATATAGTGCCAGCTTATACAGGTTCAGTCCGTGGTATTGGTGCTATTCGTGGTATGACTTCTTATGGAGCTTACGTTAACGAAGCAAGTTTAGCCACTCATGAAGTTTTTCAGGAAATCGTACAGCGTTGTTCTGTTAGATCAGCAAGAATTATCTGTGACACAAACCCTGATATTCCTACTCATTGGCTTAAGACAGATTACATTGATAATCATGATCCTAAGGCAAGGATCAAGGCTTTTAGCTTTACAATTGACGACAATACGTTCCTTTCAAAAGACTATGTTGAAGCATTAAAAGCTGCTACTCCAAGAGGAATGTTTTATGATCGTTCAATACTTGGTCAATGGGTTACAGGCGATGGAATTGTTTACCAAGATTTCAATAAGGATAAAATGGTTATTCCGAGAAATCGTGTTCCAGATGGTTTAGATTACTATGTTGGCGTTGACTGGGGTTATGAACACCCTAATCCGATTATCTTACTGGGCGATGATAAAGACGGTAATACTTACATCTTGGAAGACTACACGCAGAAGCACAAGTTCATTAATTACTGGGTTGAGATTGCTAAGAACTTACAGACAAGGTTCGGACGCAATCTTATTTTTTACGCTGATAGTGCCAGACCTGATAATGTGAACGAGTTTCAATCCAATGGGCTTAATTGTATCAATGCTAATAAGAATGTTCTGCCCGGAATTGAGTGTGTGGCAAAGAAAATGCGAGAGGGAAAGTTCTATGTGGTTGATAGTGCTTCAAGTGGCTTACTTGATGAAATATATCAATATGCTTGAGACGAAAGTACAGGACTTCCACTTAAAGAAAATGATGTAAGACACAATGACCGGCTAGACGCTATTAGATATGCAATTTATAGCAGAAACAAGAAGGGAGGTTTCATACCTTGGAATTAGACGCATTAAAGAAGTTAATACAAAACACTTCTACTGGTAGAAATGATCTAATCAATAATTACAAACAAGCAGTGAATTATTATGAAAATAAGACTGATATTACTACTAGAAACAACGGTAAAGCTAAGCTTAATAAGGAGGGCAAGAAAGATCCTTTAAGAAGTGCCGATAATCGTATTCCATCAAACTTTTATCAATTATTAGTAGACCAAGAAGCAGGCTATGTTGCTTCTGTTTTTCCTGACATTGATGTTGGTAAAGATGCTGACAACAAGAAAATTATTGATGTCTTAGGCGATGATCGAGCTTTGACGCTTAACGGCTTATTAGTAGACAGTTCAAACGCTGGTCGAGCTTGGTTGCACTACTGGGTTGATGAAGATAACAATTTCAGATATGGCATTATCCAGCCTGACCAGATCACGCCTATCTATGCGACAACGCTTGATAATAAATTGCTGGGTATTCTAAGAAGCTATAAACAGTTAGATCCTGATAGTGGTAAGTACTTTACAGTTCACGAATACTGGACGGATAAAGAAGCACAATTCTTCAGGACAAGCGCAACCGATAGCACAGTGATTGAGCCTTACAATATCATTACTTCTTACGATCTAAGCGCTGGCTATGAAACAGGACAGTCAAACACCTTAAAACACAACTTTGGACGAGTTCCTTTTATTGAATTTCCTAAAAATAAATATCGCTTGCCTGAACTTAACAAGTATAAGGGCTTGATTGATGCTTACGATGACATCTACAACGGATTTATCAATGACCTAGACGATGTTCAAACTGTAATTCTTGTCTTAACCAACTATGGCGGTGCTGACTTACATCAATTTATGGACGATTTAAGAAAATATAAGTCTATTAAGATTAATAATACAGGTAACGGGGATAATAGTGGCGTTGACAAGCTACAAATTGATATTCCTGTTGAAGCTCGTGATGATGCACTTAAGATAACCCGTAAAAATATCTTTTTGTTTGGTCAAGGAATTGATCCAGCTAACTTTGAGAGCTCGAATGCTTCTGGTGTAGCAATCAAGATGCTGTATTCTCACTTAGAATTAAAGGCTGCTAAAACACAAACTTACTTTGAACATGCTATTAATGAATTAGTTCGGGCAATCATGCGTTACCTTAACTTTTCAGATGCTGACAAGCGCCATATATCGCAACATTGGACGAGAACTAAGGTAGAGGATAGCTTGACTAAGGCTCAAATAGTTTCTACTGTAGCAAATTACAGTTCTAAAGAAGCAGTTGCTAAAGCTAATCCTATTGTTGATGATTGGCAACAGGAACTGAAAGACTTAGCCAAGGATAAAGAAGAAAATGATCCATATTCTAACCAAGCTGACGAGCTAAACGGTAAAGGCGTAAACGATGAAGAGTAGTGACTACTGGCGTCAACGTGCTATTGCTGAAAAAAAAAAGCAACTTGAAGCGTCAGCAGATTATGAAGCTGCTATGCAAGTGAGATTAAGACGTTTAGAGCATGAATTCGAAAAAGAAGCATTAGTTTACTTACAGCGATATGCTAACGAGAATAATGTTGGCTTGAAACAAGCTGCTAGTGTCTTAGGAAGTATCAACACAACTAAGTGGTCTATGACCCTAGAAGAGTTTGAACGTAAAGCAAAAGCTGGTGGTTACGATAAAGAATTAAATGCTGAATACTATAAGAGCCGTATTTACAGACTTCAACAATTGCATGACCAGATGGTTGAGTTTTCTAAGAAGTATGGTATGGCTGAACAGCTGAGAATGCAAAAAGGCTTAGCTAAACAGTATCAGAATAGTTACTACTTACATGCTTACGATAAGTATCGAGCTACTGGTCAACTAGATATCAAGCTAAATCATTTCAATGAACAGCAATTAGAAAATATTGTTTACAGTCCTTGGAAAGGTAGCGACTTTAGCAAACGAATTTGGAAAGAATACACTGAAATTCTTCCTGATGAGTTAACTGACACAATGCTAAGAGCAACTTTATTTGGATATTCTCCGAGCAAAGTTGTTTCAATGATGAGAGACCGATTTAAAAAAGTTTCTGACAGAGATTTACATAGGCTAGTTATCACTGAAATGGGACACGCTGCCGAAGAAGCAACAGCACAGTTTTATAAAGATAGTGATATTGAACAATACCAGTATTTAGCTACATTAGAAAGCCACACTTGTGACCAATGCGCCCACTTAGATGAGCGCATTTTTAATGTCAAAGACAAAAAAGAGGGTATTAATTATCCTCTAATTCATCCTTACTGTAGATGTACGACTGTTCCTTACGACAAAGACTTACCAGACGTTGAAACTCGCTGGAGTAGAGATCCTGAAACTGGTAAAGGTGTTTATGTTAAGGATATGAATTACAGTGAGTGGAATAAGTCCGTTAATCAAAAGCGTTATCAAAAGCGTTTAGGATATCAGGACTGGAAGAAAGTATCTGGCATTAAAATTATTGGTTTAAATATGCTGAGAAGTTTAAGTTCTCCCAAAAAAGACTATCAACAAGTTCCTAAAACTTTGGAATGATTATTATGAGGCTGTTTTGAGAGAAATTTAATATTTGACCTGAGTAAGTCGTTAAACTGCTCTTTTTGCATGCCCTTATGAGAGGCGAACTCGTATAAAACGTGTGAAAGGATAGAACAATGAAAAGAAAACAATTAGAAGAGCTTGGATTACAAGAAGAGCAGATTAAAAAGATCATGGATTTAAATGGCGAAGACATTCAAAACGCTAAGGATAAAGCAAGTGCTAGCAATGCTGAAATCTTAGAAGAGAATAAAGCTCTTAAGTCCCAGATGAGTGAAAGAGATAAGGATTTAAAGAAGTTGCGTACTCAAGTTAAGGATAATGAAGACTTGACTAAGCAATTTAATGATTTAAAGAGCAAGTATGATAGGGATACAGCTGGCCTTACTCAAAAACTTGCTGCTAATCGTTTAAATAGTGCAATTGACCAATCACTAAGCAAGGCTAAAGTTCGTAATAACAAGGCTATTAGAGGCCTTTTAAATATGGACGAAATTAAGCTTGATGATGATGGCAATTTGACAGGTTTAGACGATCAAATTAAATCTTTACACAAATCTGACGCCTATCTTTTTGATGATGGAGCTAAGCAAAATTATAATCCAGAAAACGGTAATCCTCCTGCATCTGATGCAACCCAAGCTATGGTAGACGTATTTAAAGGAGTATAGATAAATGACAATTAATTATGCCGAAAAATATCAAGCAGCTGTACAACAAGCCTTTTATGATGGCCACTTATACAGTGCTGAATTATGGAACTCACCATCAAACTCAATTATTAAATTTGACGGTGCAAAACATATTAAAGTTCCACGTTTAGAAATTACCAGTGGTCGTAAGGATAGACAACGTAGAACGATCACAACACCAGTAGCTAACTACAGCAACGACTGGGACTCATACGAATTAAAGAATGAACGTTACTGGTCAACTCTTGTAGATCCTTCAGACATTGATGAAACCAACATGGTTGTGTCCTTGGCCAACATTACTAAGCAATTCAACTTAGATTCTAAGATGCCTGAAAAAGACCGTTACATGTTCTCTCATTTATACAGTGGCAAGGAAGCAGCTCATGATGGTGGTATTACTACTAATACATTAGATGAAAAGAACATTCTTCCTGCTTTTGATAATATGATGCTTGATTTTGATGAAGCCCGTATTCCATCAACTAACCGTATTCTTTACGTAACACCTAAGACTAATACAATCTTAAAGCGTGCTGAAGCTATGAACCGTGCTTTAACTTTGAAAGATCCTAATAATATTCAACGTACTGTTTACAGTCTTGATGATGTAACTATTCGAGTTGTTCCATCTGATTTAATGCAAACAGCTTATGATTTCTCTGATGGTTCTAAGACAATTGATGCTGCTAAACAAATTGAAATGTTCTTAATCTACAACGGTGTTCAAATTGCACCTGAAAAATATTCATTTGTAGGTTTTGACCAACCATCAGCTGCAACATCTGGTAATTATTTGTATTACGAACAATCTTATGACGATGTTTTACTTTTGAATACTAAGACTAAGGGTATCCAATTCGTAGTAAGTGATAAGCCTAAGAAAGATCAAGAACAAAGTGGTCAAGACGCAAAACCAACTGCTGAAAGCACTTTAGAAGAAATCAAGGCCTACTTAGATAAGAATCACATTGATTACACTGGTAAGACCAAGAAAGACGAATTATTAGCTTTAGTGAAGTAGGTGGGGTTAGATGGATAAATACCCACGATTTGAAGAGGTCAAAAAACATTTAGCTGATTTTCTGCCTAATACTGATAATGCACCTAACTATGACAGCGTATTGGAATTTACACTAGAAAAAGTTATTTCTGATGTTTCAATTTACACAAATATTCCAATTTTAGAGCTACCAGAAGAGCTTGAACCAACTATTTTAGGCTTAGCAGTACAAACTATTGACACTCATCAATGGCTAGTACCAAAAGATCAACAAGTAGGGAATATTCAATCCCTATCAGAGGGCGATACATCTGTTTCTTTTAGACATCCAAGTGATATTTATTCAGCATTGCAAGCTATTAATACGATTACGGATAACTATGTATTGTTACTCAATAATTTTAGAAGGTTAGCCCAATGAGTTACTTTAATGGTTTAAAAAATGCACTTTCTAAGCTATGGAATGATCGAGTTAAGATTGTGGGTACTCAGCCAACCAAACATGGCTACATCACTAATAACGAAGATGTGACTATTGTTGAAGATGAACCAGCTAAGGTTGTCTTAAAAGGGCAATCAACTAGTGAACAATCATTCTTCGGCACTGACGAATATGATGCAAAATTGATTATTCGAAATGGCATTAAAATCCCTGCTGGTGCAGATATTTATGTGACTGATGTAAATGGTCAACTGACTAAATATAAACGTGCTAGTAAGGGCTATAGTGGCTATTTCAGCCATCAGGAAGTAGCGATGGTTAGGAGTGAGAAAGCATGAGTTTAGGACATGTTGATGATGCTCAATTTCAGCAATTCGCTAGTAGAGTAAGGCAGAAGATTGATAGTGGCTATGTAAAACAGGAGCTTTGAAAGAGTTCTAGGCGTATAGGCACTCAATCACTACGAATTTTGGAAGCAAACACTCCTGTAAAGCAAGGCAACCTTCGCAGATCATGGACGGCAGAAGGACCGACCTATGGTTGCGGTGGTTGGACGATCAAATTAATTAACAATGCTGAATATGCTTCTTACGTTGAAAGTGGTCACAGGCAGACACCTGGAAGATATGTACCAGTACTGAAAAAGCGCCTGGTTAGAGATTGGGTGCCTGGTCAGTTTTACATGAAGAAATCTATTCCACAAATTCAAAGACAGTTGCCACAGTTGGTAACAGAGGGTCTGTGGGGGTTAAAGGACTTGTTTGAATGACAATAGTTGAAAGAATAGCTAAGCGAATATCAGAGATATTTCCTGATGTGACAATTTATTCAGAAAAACAGAAAAGCGGTTTTCAAGTGCCGTCATTTTATATCAGTAAGATAATGACAGTCACTAAGAGTCGCTTTTTTGATATTCAAGATAGAAGCTTGTCTTACTCAATAACATATTTTGCTAATCCAGATCGTCCTAATGCTGATATGGAAGAAGTAGAGCAAAAATTACTGAATAATTTTACAAGATTAGATGATTATGCAACTGTTAGAAACCGAGAAACGACTATCAACCAAGATGATGAAACTTTAGTAATGAGTTTTGATTTGAGGTTAGAGATGTATCCGGTTCAAGACGGTGGAAAGCTAGAAAGGGTTGAGTTTAATGGAGAAATCCAATAAAACGGAAACCGAGACTCCGGTGGGCAAAATTAAAGTGCCTATTAAAGTTGAAGATGTTAAATTCACAAAACAAGCTTTGATTTCAAGTCCTAAGTTCTCAGTTATTGAACGGGATATTTTGAAATTAGCTTTAGATGATGACAAAGAATACACAATTGCCGAAGTTCAAAAGGCGATTGACAAATTTAAGGAGGGATTTTAATGGCAGGAGGAACTTGGAAAGCTCAAGATAAGCGCAGACCAGGCGCTTATATCAATGTCGTAGGTAATGGTCAAAGAGAAGCAGCTTCTTCTCTAGGTAGAGTGTTGTTAATTCGTGATAAAGGCTTAGGATGGGGCAAGAATGGTGTCATTGAAGTGGAAGCTAACAGTGATTTCACTAAGAAATTAGGTACTACTTTAGATGATCCATCTCTTACAGCTTTAAAGGAAACACTAAAAGGTGCTTCTAAAGTGCTTGTTCTTAACCCCAATGAGGGTACAGCAGCGACTTTGACTAAAGCAGGACTGCCTTGGACTGTTACTGCAAATTATCCAGGTGAAAAGGGTAATCAAATTACCGTTAGTGTTGAAGTTAGTCCAGCTGATCAGAATGCGGCTACTGTATCAACTATCTTTGGTACTAAGTTGGTTGATGAACAATCAATCAAGTTCAATGAATTAGATAAGTTCAAGGGCAATGATTACATCACTGCAAAAGTAGTCGAAGAGGGTAGTTCAAAGCCTGTAGCATTTACTAATGTTTCAGGCGCTTTGACTGGCGGTACTACTACTGAGTCTAATAAAGTTGAAAGCTTATTGAATGACACTTTAGAAAATGAAGAGTACGCAGTTGTTACTACTGCTGGCTTTGAACCATCAAGCAACATGAACAAGTTGGTTGTGGAAGCAGTTAAGCGTCTCCGTGAAAATGAAGGTCGCAAGGTTAGAGGTGTAATTCCTACTGATGCAGATACTACTTATAACTATGAGGGTATTTCAACCGTTGTTAATGGTTACACTTTAAGCGATGGTACTAATGTAGATGTTAAAGATGCAACTGGTTACTTCGCTGGTATTTCCGCTTCTGCTGATGTAGCAACTTCTTTAACTTATTTTGAAGTTGAAGATGCTGTTTCAGCATATCCAAAATTTGATAATGAAAAGACAATTAAGGCTCTTGATGCTGGGCAAATTGTGTTCACTACACGTCCTGGCCAAAGAGTAGTAATTGAACAAGATATCAACTCATTACACAAGTTTACGGCTGAAAAGCCACAGTCATTCTCTAAAAACAGAGTAATGAGGACTTTAGATCAAATTGCTACTGATACTGAAAATACTTTCGAAAGAACTTACTTAGGCAAGGTCGGTAACAATGCAGCTGGTCGTGACTTGTTTAAAGCAGATCGAATTGCTTACTTAACGGGATTGCAAAATAGGAATATTATTCAATCCTTTGCCAATACTGACATCACAGTAGAAGTAGGAAATGATATGGACTCTATTGTTGTTAACTTAGCAGTGACTCCAGTTGACGCAATGGAAAAACTTTACATGACTATGGTCGTTAGATAGGAGGAACATAGATGGCTGCAATTGATGAGTTTTTAAATGGTCGAGATACCATCTCAACCAAAGATGCTACTTTATCAATCAAAATTAATGGCAACATTATTAAGATGATTGAATGTGATAAGTTCACAGCTAAGCTTGAAAAGAACAAGGAAGATGTTCAAACTTTAGGCTCTCACTGGAAGAGAAAGAAAACTACTTCTGTTGAAGGTACAGGAACTTTAGGTGGCTATTTGATTAGTTCAAATTGGCTTAAGTACGGTATTCCATACACTCAAGACGGTGGGGATTTATATTTTGACGCAACTTTAACTATCCATGACCCAACTTCAAGAGCAGGTAAGCAAGTGGTGCAACTAACAGATGTTAACTTGGACGATATCCCAATTGCTGATTTTGAAGCTGATGATGGCGTAATGGAATGGGAAAGTGATTTCACTTTTGAAGGTGTCAACTTAGTACAAGAATTTAACGGAATTAATTAAGGAGTATTTAAATGGCTGAAAGTGTTGAAGATTTTTTATTTGAAAATGTAGGTAGTCCAGTAGAAGAAAAAGAAATTAAGCTAGAAAGATTTAAGTCTCCTTTTAAGATTAAATCTTTAACTGCTGATGAAGTATCTGACCTTCGAAAGCAAGCAACTAAACGAGTTCTTAACCGAAAGACACATAAGTATGAACAAGAAACTGATGAAAATCAGTTCCAAGACTTAGTTGTAGCAGAAGCTGTTGTTTCTCCTAACTTAAACAATGAAAAACTCCAAACTTCATGGGGCTGTATCGCTAAGCCAGAAGAAGTTTTGAAGAAAATGCTTAAAGTTGGTGAATATACTGAGCTATCGCAGGCAATTATGGACTTATCAGGTCTTAACGATGATGACAGTTCAGAAGACTTGGTTGAAGAAGCAAAAAACTAATAAATGAGTCTGTTGGCGACTTTAACATTTATCACTATGTTCTTAATGAATATCACTGGACGCCTAAACAATGGGCGGAGATGTCAAGACGTGAGCAGGATTTAGTCGTTGCTTCAATTGAAGTACGACAAAAATACGAAAAAGAAGAAGAGAGAAAAGCAAAAAGAAAGGCTAGGTCTAAGCATATTTAAGGCTTAGCCTCTTTTTTTGCATTTAGGAAAGAAAGGAGGTAGTAAATGAGTACAATTAGCACCACTGTTAAGATTAATGACGCTTTTAGTAACCCATTAGATCGCCTGTCTAGTGGTTTGCAAAAAGCGCAAAGTGGTATGAGCAAATTGAAAGAAGCTATTTCTGGCGGTTCTAGTGGCGGTAGTATGTTCAAGTCAATGGTTGGCGGTACTGTTGTTGGCGGAGCAATCAACAAAGGTATGGAACTTGCTAGTACTGGAATTCGTTCCATGTATGGCGAATTAGATGAAGCAAGTAAAGCATGGCAGACTTTCGATGGGAACATGCACCAATTGGGCAAAAGTCCGGCTGAAATTGCTACTGCTAAAAAGTCAATGCAACAGTTCGCCCAGCAAACTATTTACGGTGCTTCTGATATGGCAAGTACTTACTCACAATTGGCTGCTGTTGGCACGAAAAACGTGGATCAATTAGTTAGAGGTTTTGGTGGTTTAGCTGCTGCTTCTTCTAATCCGCAACAAGCTATGAAGACTTTGTCAGAGCAGGCAACTCAAATGGCTGCCAAGCCAATGGTGCAATGGCAAGACTTTAAACTTATGCTAGAACAAACGCCAGCAGGTATTTCTGCCGTTGCTAAGACAATGGGTGTAAGTACCCAACAATTAATTAAGAACGTTCAAGATGGAAAGGTTAAAACTGAGGACTTCTTGAACGCAATAGCTAAAACAGGAACAAACGCCAACTTTACCAAAATGGCTACTCAATTCAAAACAGTTGGGCAAGCTATTGACGGTTTAAAGGAAACAATGGCTAACAAATTGCAAGGCGCATTTGATAGAGTGGGTAAAGTTGGCATTAAATTTGTTTCTGATTTAACAGATCAGCTATCAAACGTTAATTTTGATGGTTTTGTTGACGGATTATTTAAAGCTGTCGCTGATATGGAACCAATTTTTGACGATTTAAAGACTGGTTTTGATGATTTTAAAAAAGGCTTTGATGATTCTGGCGCTTTTAATTCTCTAAAAGATACATTTGATAGTATTACTGACTCTGTCGGTAAATTAGTCAATACGATGGACCAAACTAACGGAGGAGACAGCCTATTTAAGCAATTAGGAAAGTTAGCTGGTGGAGCATTGGGTGGTGCTGCTAAATCTATTTCTGGAATTGCAGAAGCGCTTGGTGAACTAGATCCAGGCACACTTCAGATGTTAGCCCAAGCTTTTATCATCTTAAAAGGTGGGCTAAAAGGCTTAGTGTTTGAAGCTGTTATTTGGGGGCTAAAAGAACTGAATAAACTAGATCCTGGCACAATTAATAATATTGCGCAAGCTCTTACCGCATTAGCAATAGCTTTTACAATGTTGAAGGCTATGGGAAAAATTGCTGGCTATATGAAAGAAGTTTCTAAGTTCTTTAAAGGTTTTAAGAACGCTAAGAAGATCAAGGCTCCTGAAATTGAGTCACCAAAAATGACTAAGCCGGGCAAGATTTTAAGTAATGCTGGTGCATATATGAAACTGGGTGCAGCATTTGCCCTAGTTGGTGCTGGTGCATTAATGGTTGGTGCTGGATTTAAGTTACTAGCCGATGCAGCTACTCAGATTTCTAGTGCAGGAGGCGGTGCTATAGCAACGTTCTTTGGAATGATTGCTGCTATTGCTGCTTTAGTGATCTTAGTTAGGTTCTTAGGACCAGCATTAATTGGTGGAGCAATTGGTTTTGCTATCTTTGCTGCCGCACTGCTATTAATCGGCGCTGCCGTTTTAGTAGCAAGTGCGGGTATCGCACTTTTAGCTACTCAACTACCTACTATTTCAGAATATGGAACTAGCGCAGCAGTTGGCTTGCTTGCTTTAGCTGGAGCAATTGCTGTATTTGGTTTAGCTGCAATAGTTGGAGCTGTTGGAGTACTTCTTTTAGGCGTTGCTTTAGCAGTTCTTGCTGTAGGTTTAGTTGCAGCAGGTGTTGGAGTATTAATTTTTGCTGTAGGTTTAGCCTTAGTTGGAATTACTGCTCTAATTGCAGCTGTTGGTGTCTTACTTTTAGGAGTAGCAATTGCTCTAGTTGCTGTAATGGTAATTATTGCAGCTGTTGGAATGCTTCTACTCGGTGTGGCACTTGTCTTAGTTGCTGCAATGGGAATTGTTGCGGCGGTTGGCTTACTATTAATGGGCGTTGCTTTAATGCTGATTGTGGTTAGTGCAATGGTTGCTGCTGTTGGTTTAATTCTCTTATCAGTTGCGTTACTACTAATTGGTCCAATGTCCTTAATAGCGGCTGTCGGACTACTTCTTTTAGGTGTTGCATTAACTCTAGTCATGGCTATGGGATTAGTAGCTGCTGTAGGTATCTTGCTCCTCGGAGTTGGACTAGTCTTAGTAGCTGCAATGGCTATGGTTGCTGCTGTTGGATTAATGATGATGTCTGTAGCTTTAATGATGATTATGGTTACTGCTATGGTATCAGCAGTAGGTTTGATGTTACTGGCAGTTGCTTTAATGATGGTTGGTCCTATGGCAATGATTGCTGCAGTAGGTCTGATGCTCTTGGCAGCCGCTGCAATTATGCTTGGCGCTGGCTTAATGGTAGTAGCTGCGGCTGCTATGGCTGTTTCTAGTGCCTTAGTAGCTGTTGGAGCGTCTGTAATGATTATGGCGTCTTTATTTATTGCTGCTGGTGCAATGATGGTTTCAGCAATCACTAGCGCAATGAGTGGAGTAGTAAGTGCCGTTAGAAGTGGAATTTCTAGTGCTGTAAATGCTGCTAGAAGTTTTGGAAATGCCTTGGTTTCTGTTGGTAGACAGTTAATTCAAGGATTAGTAAATGGTATTAAATCCATGATTGGTGCTGCTGTTAGTGCAGTGCAAGGAGTAGCAAGTAAAGTAGTAAGTGCTGCTAAGAGTGTGCTTCACATTGGTTCTCCATCTCGTCTATTTAGACAATATGGTCGCTGGGTAGATCAAGGTTTAATCATTGGACTAAACAGAGATGCAGGCGCAGCAGCTGATGCTTCGGCAAGTATGGCACAAGGTGTTGTAGATGCAGCTACTGGAATGTCGCCAACATTAGGCCCTATTGGATTAAGTGGCATAAATCCTGGGGATTTACTTGCAGCTGGATTTGATAGGGCACTTGACGCAATTGGCAATGTAGCTGGTGCAATTACTGGACTTGATGGATCGAGAGCCAACATTGGCATTTTTGGTCAAGGCGCGGTTTCTTCTAGTTCAGTTGGTAGCGATACGGTAACATCTGGCTCAATTGCTCCAAATTCAGTATTGACTAATAACAATAGTAATAGTCAAACGGACAATAGTACTCAAGTTCAGATTGATAAGGGGGCTATTGTCATCAATGCTTCTGGCGATCCAGATGCAGACGTAGACAAGATTTTAGACAGAATTGATCAAAAGATTATTGATAGACGCAATAAAGCTCTAGGAGGTGGTTGATATGCCGGTCAACGGCTTTGGTGTTTATATCACTGATTATTCAACTAATCGAACAGTTGAATTGCCTGTAAACCCGTCAGAATTAACTTTGAAATATGAAACTGATGATAAATCAGAAACTATTGTGAACTTGGGAGAGATTAACCGAGTAGGGAACATGAAATTGGTATCTCTTTCAATTGATAGTGTTTTCCCTAAGAAACATAGTTCTTGGATTAGTTCAGACAAGCTTTTGAAACCAGATGAATACATTAATTGGCTTAAAAACATTCAAGCTAATAAACATCATGTTCAATTAGTCGTCAGTTCCACCCAAATTAGTGTAACTATGACGATTTCTAGTTTTGAATATGGCTTTAAGAGTGGCTTTGCAGATGAATATGCTTATACTTTGGGCTTAAAGCAGTATAGAGAAGTTAAATATCATAAAGTTAACGTTCCAGCTCCTCCCAAACCTAAACCAAGACCAGCTCCTCCTAAGAAGTTGGGCATTGGTTCAATTGTGATTGTGAATGGTCGGTTGCGCTTAGATAGTTACGGAAGTGCTCCAGGTGTATATGAGAATAACGTAAGAAGACGAATTACTTATTTAGCTCCGGGTCACCCATTCCCAATTCACGTTGCATTAGTAAATGGTGGACCTAGAGGCTGGGTTAGACAGAGTGAAGTGAGATTAGCATGATTACAAAACTTCAAATTCTTAAGCACGATAACGGTGGAGCTAGAATTGGCGTTGAAATCAAGGATATGGTCAAAAATCTTAAGTGGGTAACTGACTTAAATTACTCTGCTGGAGAGCTAACGTTTGATATTGTGAACGGTAAAGATCCAATAATCCCAGCAATGGGAGCTATTGTCGATTTTGCTTGGGATAATAAAGATATTTTCTGGGGGTTTGTGTTTAGTGCAGAATGTACATCAGACACTACTGTAAGTGTTAAAGCTTACGATTTTGAAAGATATCTAAAGAGTGAAGGTTCAGTCGTCTTTCAATCGGGGACGCTTGGAGATAGATACAGCAATGTTTGTCGCCGTTTCGGTGTACCGTTTCATATCAAGGAACAACCAACTTACAGAGTACCTGCGGAAGTTTGTGATGGTAAGACAGGATTTGACATGATTAAGAGCGCAATAGATAAGACATACTCTGCTACTGGCGAAATGTACTGCATTGTTGCTAATCATATGTATATCGAACTTAGAAGAGCGCCTATTCCTACAAGAACCCTCTTAGTTATTGATACTCAAAACACGATGAGTGATTACACTTACTCTGAAAGTATTGATAATGCTGCTAACGTGGTTCAAGTTGTTCAAAAGAATACCGATAATTCACAAACTAAGACAGCTACTGCTACTTCCGATACTGGAGATGATCCAGCTACTACAAGTTTTACGATTGCTTCTGCAAGAGGTAACACGATTAGAACTTGGGGACAGATTGTTAAAGTGGTCAATGCCAAGAACAAAGCTAACTGGGCACAGATGGTTCAACAAGCTAATGACGAGCTGAAAAAACGCAACGTTTCCGAAAGGAAGTTAACGCTTGATTGTATTGGCGATACTTCTTTAATTGCAGGTGCTGGTGCAAATGTCAAAATTAAAGATTTTGGCAAGACTTGGACTAATTGCCCTATTCTGAAAGCAACGCACAATTTCGGGACAGATTATACTTGCAGTTTAGAAATGAAGGTAGGTACAAAATGGCAGGAGAACAGCTTATAAAAATGTTGACGGAACGGGGTGGCAGTGACTCTGAGTATTCCGATGTTATCTATGGTCGTGTTATCAACGTTTCTCCGTTAAGAGTGCAGATTTCCAATTCAATGATTATTGACGATAATTTCATTGTATTGGGAAAGCACATTGGAAGCTTTTCAATGAGCGGTAGTTTGACAACTACAGAAGAAAAGAAAGGCAAGGACGGAGAAAAGCCTAAGACTGAAAAAACCACTAAACCTGCTACTTTTACTTTTGATAACTCTTTAAGAGTGGGCGATAGAGTAACTATGATCCGGGCTGATGGTGGTCAACAATTCTACTTATTTGAGAGAGAGGGTGGTTAATTTGGATAATGAAGAAAATCAAAATCCGACACTAACCTTTCAAATTGCTAACGGAAGAATACGGAATAAGTTTGATGGCTTAGGTGCTATGGTTCAGGCTGTAGACAAGATCCTAAAAACAGAACGTTTTGTTTTCCCGATTTATACCGATCAATATGGGAACGATTTAAACGATTTGCTCGGCAAAGACTTAGGCTATGCCAGAGTTGAAGCGGAACGAATGGTTAAGGAAGCATTGCTGGCTGATGAACGTGTAATAAAAGTTGATATTACTAGTATCAATGAAACAAGTCTCAATACTCTAACTCTTGCTGGAGAATGTCAAACGAGTTATGGAAATATACCAATAGAAAGCGAGGTAAGCATTAAGTGAGTCCCAATGAATTAATTACTGAATTCCAGAACAAGGATTATGACTATTTTTTAAGAAAAATGCTTGACGCTGTGCCTGATAACATAGATAAGCGTGAGGGTTCAATAATCTATGACGCTTTAGCTCCTGCTGCATTGGTTATGGGTCAGCAATCCTTAGATATGGCTAATGTAATCAAAGAAACTTATATCAAAACAGCTTCTGGAGAGTTCCTAGACTATCGAGCAATTGAACATGGTACAAGTCGATATCCTGCTACTCAAACCGAAGCTAAGGCAAAAGTTTTAAATGATAAGAAAGAACCATTAAACAACGTTCAAATAGGCGATAAATTTGCCAGCATTGGCGACTCGCCTATTTTTTACGCTGTGACAAAGGTCAATGATGACTTGACTGTTGAATTAACAGCAGAAGTTAAAGGATCAAGCGCTAATAGTTATATCGGACAGATTTTACCTGTTACTCCCAACGACTTGCTTTCATGGGCTGAAATTACAGAAATTACAGCTCCTGCAAGGGATGTAGAAAGTGACGACCACTTAAGAGCAAGATTGCTGAGTTCTCAAAGTTGGATTGCTTACGGTGGTAATGTGGCTGATTACTTAGATATGACTAGCAAGATTGATGAAGTTGGAGCTGCGCAGATTTATCCAACATGGAACGGCGGGGGAACTGTCAAGGTAGTTATCCTGAATAATAATTTAATGCCTGCTAGTGCTAGTTTAGTGCAGAAAGTTAAAAATACACTTGACCCAGAAGATAAACAAGCAGAGGGTTATGGATTAGCTCCAATTGACCATGCTGTAACTGTGACTGCTCCTGAAGAATTAATTGTAAATGTTGATATTTCAGTAAAACTTGATGATACAAAAGTAACACGGTATGTGAAAGACAGCATTACTAAAGCAGTTGAGGGCTACTTCCAATCATTGAGAAAGGACTGGGCAGATATCAATCAAAAACTTGGTAGGGGTTATCAAGAAACCATATATCGTTCTAAGATCCTGTCTCAAGTTATGCTGACGGAAGGTGTGGTCAATGCTAAGCTTCCATCTCTAAATGGTCGTGATGCAGATATTGACTTAGTTTTCAATAATTCAAAGTCACAATTGCCAGTAGTCGGGACGGTGACAATCAATGAGCAATAAGTATGAGCTTCTAAACTATATGCCTGATTATTATGAGGGCGTGTATGAAATGGAGGAACTTCTTAGGTCTGAAAGCGTAACGCTAAAAGACTTGGAAAATAGCCATTTGCGGACGTTACTAAATGAATTTGTTTCAACAGCTGATGCTAAAGGTATTTCGCTTTTTGAAAGTCAATTAGGCATAGTTCCAGATGAAAATGATACTTTGGAAATGCGTAGAAACAAGGTCTTGATGTATGTACTACCACCAAGACCGATAACAATTAGTTTTTTCAGAGATATGCTGAACAGCGTTAATCTTCCAGTAAAAATTGATGTTAATTACGGTGCAAGGGCTGTTGTAGCAACTGCTAAATCAGCAGAAATGACAAGTAATCAGATAAATTACTTGAAATATCTGTTAAATGTTTACTTGCCAGCTAATCTCTTGTATCAAGTAAAGATTTTGCTAAACACTGCAAAGGTTTCTGATAATTTGAACTTGGGCATTGGTAACGTTGTAAAAGCAGCTAGCATAGCAAAAGCAAGTCCCAGCCAAGTGTTTAACTAGTGAGGTGATGAGATGTCAGAATATAATAAGACAATTTTAACTAACGAAGGTATCGACTTAGCCCGTAGAGCTAACAAAGGTACAGCAACTTTTTCTTTAACGAGAGGAGTTTCATCAACTGATAACTTATCAGGAAAGACTGTTGAAGAACTTCAAAACTTAACTAAGCTACCAAGTATTCAGCAATCAGTGAAGTTGAGTGATGTAGGAGATACGTCTGATAATTCAGATACTGTTTTAGGTGTTAGAATGACCTTTGATAACCAGAATTTGAAGACTGGTTATAATGTGCATACTGTTGGTATTTATGCAAAAGAACCAGATAAAAATGAAATTCTTTACGGTATAGCTACTGCAAAAACGCCAGAATACATTCCAGACTTTGGGGAGCAAACTTTATTTAAGTTTGATTTTTTGATGTATCTAGTAATTGGTAGAACTGATAAGGTAACTGTTGAAGTTAGTCCGGATGATGTTTATCGTAAAAAGGAAGTGTATAGCAAGTCCGAGGTTGATACAGCTGTAGCAAAACTTGATAAAAAAGACGCTGAAATCGTTAAGAGCTTAAACGATTATAAATTGGAGAACTCTACTTATCACACAAACTTTGAGAAAAGCGTAACTGATAGGCTGGGTACTAAAGCTGATAAAACTACTGTAGAACAGCAACTTGGAACAAAGGCTGATAAATCAAATACTTACACCAAAGATGAAGTGAATAGTAAAGTAGCTCCTAAGGCAGACAAAGGCTATGTAGACAGCGAATTAAACAAGAAAGCCGATAAAGCTACTACTTACACCAAGACAGAAGTTGATAATAAAATCGCTGGTCAGGTTAAGTCAGTAAATGGGCACACTGCTAATGCCAGTGGTGCAGTAACCTTACCAACTTTAACAGCTAATGTGCTTACTGGCTATGATGTAAAGAATAAGGCTGCTACTTTTGATAACAACGCTCATTTTGACGCAAATGGGCTTTTTTCAAGATGGCTTGTAGATCAAGGCGTTATCGGACAACTTGCTGATGCAATTAATGCAAAGTTACCCATTGAAGCAGGAGATCCTAATGGAGACTTGTTAGATCATGCTGGTAATAAGATTGTTTACTGGAATGGTAATGGTGACGGTGTCAAGAACTTGCCACCAATGAGCAATAAACAATGTTTTTTTGCAATTAAGCTATTTGATACTAATTGGGGTTCTGTAACAGTTATAGACCAAGATGGTGGTTACTGGATAAATACAGCGAATAGCAATATTTGGACTGGCTGGCGTTCAGTAGTCACGAATGAACATCTTAAAAAGTTGAAATTTGTAAAGCAATCATTAGATCAAAACGGTAATATTTTCCAAGATACTAAGTTTGTAACTCAAGAGGCAGACGGAACATATAAGATTAACATTTTTGATAGCGACTGGACTGCTAATAAGGTTTCATGGCTGTTAAATAATACCAAGTCTTACAGCATTCAAAATAATACTGATTTGAATAACGTTAAGAATACGGGGTTCTATAATGCGGCAGGTACTTCCGGATTAAAAAATTCTCCTGTGTCAGCTTGGTTTAGTATGTCCGTAAATGCCAATCAATGGAACGGCCAACAAACTCTGTATGATACAAATAGTGGTCAATTATATGTGAGAACGTGGAATTCAACTAGATTTACAGATTGGCAAAGAATAGCTAATGCCGGAGATTTAACTAATCAGAGTATTACATCAATTACTGATTATGATGTAACCTACGAAGGCTGGCATAACACCCAAGTTGGAAAATTTGATCCATCAGGACACTTTAGTAATTTCTTAGTTGATGCTGGAGCTTTGAAGCCGATAGCAGAGGCAATCAATAACCTGAATACCAATTTAACAACTATGCGAACTGAGTTAATGAACTTGAAGAAGAGAACTGATTACAATACTCCTCAAGGAGAGTTCAATAATACCACTGTAAATCTTAATGACTTAAGAAGCACAGGAATGTATCGTCTTTCAAATTGTCATGTTCAAAGTGGACCATATCCAACCAATAATGCACACTGGGTTTACGTTAAAGTGACAGTATTTGATGCTAATACTGTGTATCAAACACTTTACGAAGGCGACAATATGTATGGACGAAAGTCTTCTAGCCCGACAAATTGGGGTCAATGGCATCAATATTTGAATAAAACTGTTTAATCCTTAGTTTAACTAAGGATTTTTTTATGGAGGAAAATTATGGAAGCAGAAAACTTTTTAGATTTATTAAAACAAGTCGTTGCTGATGGAAAGATCAGCTTTTATTACTACTGTGATCCAACTAGTCCGATTACGGCACTTCATCACTTGGAAATTCCTTATCCGGGAGAGCTTAGTCCTGTAGACTTGCCTTATCGCTGGCATGCAGAAAAGCCTAGTGAAGATCTAGTTGACGCAGTTTGGGACGATGACTCGCATAGTTGGATTGAGAACAGTGATAAATCTCAACCAGCTTTAATTGCTAAGTTGCAAGCAAGTAATGCAGCTATGCAAAAGAAAATGGAAAACTACGAAGCAGCTAAGATTAAAGATGCTCAAAATAATGATAAAATCGTTCAAGCTTTAAGTGGCGTACAAAAGGGACAAGCACAAACTACAGCAGTTCTTGCTCAACTTGTGCCAATGGTTCAACAACTTTCCAAGTCAGTAAACACGCCAGACACATCAGACAAACCAAATGCAGCTGATAAAACTAAGAAAGAAGAAGGTGCTGAATAATGTTTGATTTTGATTTCAGTTCTATCTATTCAAACCTTGAAAGTTTATGTAAATCATCTCTAGACAATGGGTATTTCACAGACAACACAATTGCGGGATTTGTTCAGCAAGGAACATTTGATGCAGATGGATATAAGAGAATTACGGGTGATGATTATGTTGCAGGAGATCAAAATACTGTGGCAAACGGCTAAACTTAATTTACTTCATTTGATTTTGGGAAGTTTGCTTACAGCTTTTGGAATTGTTCTTTTAGTGAACGATTCCTTTTTTTATTGGCCGCCAGAATGGCAATGGCTCTTCAATAACGATCTAGTCGATGCTTTTGCAATTATGGTCGGAATTGGCTTGATTGCATTTGTTTTTGCTGGTGGAAGAAGTCAACTTGCTAATGCCGTGTTACTAGCTTGCTCAGCATTCTTTTTGATGATGCTAACAGTTTTGCAACTGGGGCATGTTTTGGTCATGCATGACTATAGCAGATTGCTTTCAATTATTGCACTAATCGGGTGGCTACTAGTAATCCAATATTTAGCAGTATTTTCTAAGACAGTGAAACGACGAAAGTAGGTGATAAGAAGTGCAAGACTGGGCTAATTTAATCCGTGAAATAGCACTTCTTTTTTCTGGTTTTGTTGCAGGACTTACTGCTTGGAACGCTTTACGCAAAACAAGTCATGAAGTTTCAAAAGATGATAAAGAAGAACTGAGGGCTGACCGTGACTTATATAGAAATCGGTGGCTTGAAAGTGAGAAAGCATTTGATGAAATTGATGCAGAAAATGACAAGTTGCGCAAGAAGGTTAAACGGTTAGAAAACACGATAGATGATTTTAAAGAAAAAGAGGACAAAAGATGAATGCAGGTTTAATTGCTGATTCAGTTATCGTTGTTTTATCAGTAGCGGTAACAATAATTTTTTATGTTTATTCAAAAAATAAGATTGCTATTGATAAGAAAGCTATGCAAGGCGATGCACTAGCTAAAGCTGAAAAAATGATTGCTAATTCAGCAAAGGCAATCGTATATCAAACTGAAAAAGAGGGCGGTTCAGGTAAGGACAAGCTGTTAGCAGCTTTTAATTACTTAATCGCTATTTTAGATTTGGCACACTTACCGCATCCCTCAACAGCTTATATCAAAGGCGAGATTGAGAAGTCGGTTACTACGATGAAGCAAACGAAAAACTTTGTTGATAGTATGCAAACACTGACTAAGGAAGACGATGCAGCCAAACAATTGGAAAGTAAGACCATTGTTGGTGAATTGAAAGAAGTAAAGAAGTAGGAGGACAAAAAATGCTTAAAATGGTTGATGTATATAGTGGTAGCCCACGGAACTTTGCAACTCAAGCTGGTACTGATATCACTATGGTTAAGGCAACACAAGGAACTTACTACGTAAATCCTGAATGCGATAAAGATTATCAAGCAGCTAAAAAAGTTGGTAAATTGCTTGGGGTTTATCACTATGCAGGTGGTGGAGATCCAGTTGCAGAAGCAGATTATTTCTATAAGCAGACTAAGAATTATATTGGAGAAGCTGTGCCAGCCCTTGATTGGGAAGAGTATCAAAATTCTATGTTTGGTAAAGATCTTAATTGGTGCAGAAAATTCGTTGATAGATATCACAAATTAACTGGCGTCTGGTGCTTAATTTATGTTCAGCAATCAGCAATTAATCAAGTTGCTAATTGTGCTAATGATTGTGGTTTATGGGTTGCTTGGTATGCAACGATGGATTGGAACTCTTGGACTTTGCCAAACGTTAAATTTAGCATTGCGCCTTGGTCAACCTATACTATCTGGCAATTCACAGGTGGAGATATGGATAGAAACGTGGTTAACACTGACAAGGCTGGCTGGCAAAAGTCAACTAAACCTAATGCTGATGGCAGACCAGTATCACAACCTACAACTGCTGAAACTAAGCCACGTCCAGAAGTTAAGAAATGGACTGATGATCTTGGCGATGTTTGGTACTCTGAAAAGGGCACGTTCGTAACTGGTGGAGCAATCAATCTTAGATATGGCGCTAGAACTAGTTCTAAAATTATTGCTCAATTACCGGCTAATACAGAAGTTAAGTATGATGCCTACAGTCGCCACGGCGGTTATGTCTGGATTAGACAACCACGCTCAAACGGTTATGGCTATCTAGTATGTCGTGCAGGTAATGAAGCATGGGGAACTTTTAAATAGAAAACTTAATATAGTTTAAAAGCCACTTTGGAGAATTGATTTTCTCTAAAGTGGCTTTTTTGTGTTATTTTATTTTTTGATTTTGAATGATTTAACGGTTTATTTTAAAATAATCAGTCAATCAAGTTTGAACTATGGTTCAAACATGTTATACTTTATTTGCAACAAGTCAAGAATTCCAAAATTCAATGGACTCAAAAAGCATTACCTGATCGCTACAAAAGGTAATGCTTTTTTTATCGCTTGACGCAACCTATCAAACGTTGAGGGTGGAATGGCGACTATTAATGCTTTCTGTTGTGATGCCGATCATCCAACCAGTGATCGAATAGTGATTTCACTATTTCCACAAGAATTGGAGCTACAACTAAAGTCAAAAAATCCTTCAATAGACTCACCTCCTTTCAAAGGGAGGCAATAGTCGCTGAAATAATTATAACAAAATTGGCTGTATAATATCTGTCTCTTATACACATCTCCGAGCCCACGAGACTCGACGTCATCTCGTATGCCGTCTTCTGCTTGAA